TAAACCATCTACATACTCGGCAATGTTACCAATCTCTACATTAGACGCTATGTTCTGAGCAACTCCGGTAAAAAGTTGATCTTGTCTTTTTTGTTGAGCATCATATTGTTTTTGCATATTGTTAGCAGCGTTAACCAACGTCTGTGCTCTTTTAGGATTTGTTACAGACATACTAGCAGCCATAGAACGTACTTGAGCAATACGCTCAATCGTAGGTACACCGGAAATTACTTCTTGCATTTTATTTTCTTGTTCTTTTCGATCTTTTTGTAAAGCCATAAGACCCGGAGTCATACCTATACCACGAGCAGCTTCAAACAACCCTTGCTGGTAAGAAGGCTGAAGCAGACCCTGTAAAAATGTTTGTGAAAACTTAGCCATGATTAACCTCCAAACAAGGAACTAAACAACGAGCCTACAGCACCACCCGCTGTTTCAACAGGAGAGAACATACCACCAAGAACGCCTGACCCGATTCCACCTAGCAAGTTAGCCCTAGCTTGTTCAGCAATTAGTCTAGCCTCAAGACCACTCATCATAGTCTCACCATATTGACCAGCACCAAACAACTGACCGCGTTGTTGTAACTGTGGGAACAATGAAGTAGCTTGAATAGCTTCAAGAAGTTGTGCTTGTGGTATATACGAACCTCCTAGCGCACCAAGGCCAAGTTGTTGTTGAGCTTGTTGTAGACCTAAATCACCTGCTAATAGACCCATACCACCCTGCATTGCACCCATAGCCATTGCTTGCTGTGCTGCTTCTAGGGCTTGACGTTGAGTAGCAATGTTAGAACCTAGTTGACCATAGACAGAACCTATGTCAGCTTGTTGTCTTTGTTCTGCTTGTGCTTGAGATATAGCGGCAAGAGATGCTTGATTCTGTGCTTCTTCTTGAGCCTTAGCCAAAGCCATTTGCTCTGGTGTGCCGCCAAACATAGCTGTACGTACACCACCACGTCCTTGGTTAAACAGACGTTCTTCTAATGCAAGCCTTTGTCTTTCTTCTTCACCAAGCTGTGTAGCTCTAATACGATTATATACATCTTGTTCTCTACCAGCCATAGGCATACCAGCTTGACCCATAAACTGACCACCTAAGCCAAACGCTTGTTGTGCCGCTTGTTGTTGACCAGCAAGACCAAACGGAGACATGCCTAGTTGTTGTTGGCCCCTACCTAATAACTGTTGACCAGCGCCAGCTAATTCTCCCACGCCAGCAGGATCAGCACCAAGTAAAGCACCAGCAGAAGTCATTAAATTACTTTGCATAGCTTGCTCAGTGTCAGAAAGAGTCATCTTAGGAGTAAGACTTGTAATAGCACCTGTTGTAGGGTCAATAGCAGGATCGTACCCAAAAGTACCCCCTGTACCTGTAGTCAGTGTATATGGTTTAAACTGAGAAAGGCTTAGTGCTTCTTTAGCCAAGTCAACTGCACCGGGAATAACTTGACCATTTACAGTTGTACCTAAAACTGCTTGCTCACCAATACTTCCTAGCCTGTCGTAAGCAGATTTAGTTAACGCAGAACTACCTGCAATAGCAGCACCTCCGAGTAAAGGACCAAGAAGACCCCCTAAAAAACTACCTGCTCCAGAAGAACTTTCTGTAGTCACAGGATTTTCTTCTCCTAGCGAATAATATCCAGTTGCCATTAGTAAGTCCCTCCATCAATCGTACCTGTAGACAGAGTTCCCGTAAAGTTTAAAGCGGGTATTGTCACAGTCCCTGTAAACGTCGGTGATGCTATGTTTGCTTTAGTAGCTGACGCCACAACAATAGCATCAAACTCCGTATCAAACTCACTACCCCGGATAATCTTGTTAGTATCGCCAGCAGGCAACGTATCCTTAGCAGTAAAGTTCGTTGTCTTAGTATAGTTGCTCATATTGTTTTACCTATTAATGCTAGTACGTTAATCTCCTGAATTGAAAGTTGAGCTCCGTCTATGTCAGCCTCTAACCCAATCGTAACAACACTACCACTACCAGACGCATTTACCGTAGGTTTAGTAGTAAGAGTACCACCAGTAAATGTACCTACGGTGTACTCTGATATACCGTAGTACGCTGGCACTTGGTTACCTACGTTAATCTCGTAGTTCTTATAGTTTGTTTTAAAATCGTAAGCCCATTTAACAAAGATTGTTTCTTCGTTAGCACCAATTAATGTTGGTTTAATTTTCTTGAGAAACTTAGTTTTACTAGAATCTCCAAAAGTCAACGCAGGACTAAAGTATCTAAACTGGTACACAGATGCGTTATCTAAGTACCCAGAATAAGTCCCTACGCCGTCTGTTGTGCCTATGTACAACGTACCATCAGTGTGTCTCATAAATGATCTGTGTGGTACAGAAGTCCACCTAGTAACTCTGTATGCACCGTTTTCTAGTTTACCTTTCAGATCAAAACAATAAATAGTGGACTGATCTGGAAAACAAATTAAGTAAAAAGATTGCTCTGGGCTGTAAATTGCAGCAGTAGGTAATGACCTGTTCTGTATTACCTCAATAATCTCTGTCTTAACATTCAAGCTCAAGTCAGATATAGGTAATGACTTTTCTTGTATAGTCCTACCTAAACTTCGCAAACCAGAGTTAGACATAAACAAAATGTCTGTACCAATGTTTTGAATAGAGTTTCTACAGATACACCCAACACCAGACACAGTGTCTACAAGAGCCATACTAGCTGGACTAGTTGCACCACCGTACACTAGTATGCTGTGCTTACCAAATATAACTAGCGTGTTGTTATGTGCCGCTAAAGCCCTAACTTCATCGTACTCATCAGGCCACGCTTTAGATACATCTATAGAACCACTACTACCTCCAGTAAAATCATTACCTATTAACAAGTCAGACCAGTATATAGTCTGTGTGTCTGTTGCGTTATCTACAACCCACAAACGTCCGTAGGCTGACAGAGCCTCGTGACACTTTAGAGTAGCGTCTGTGGCTGTACCGTTAGCTACAGTAAATGTACGCAGTCCTGTGGCGTTGTCGTATACCAGAGGATCGTAACCACGTTGGAAAAAGTAAGCCTTGTCGTTAAAGTTTACAATCTTCCAGTTGTTAGCTGTGATAGTGTACGAGCCGGGAGTTACGTCAGTTAACGTAGTTGTGCCTGTCATTATCTTGTTGTTACCAGCAGTAAAGATTACCTCGTTACCAGCGTCATCGTAAAAGTGATGGACTTTGTGTACGTAATCTGTACCTAGTTCTGTCTTGTCTGTTGTTAAAACTTCAATACCTTTACGTGCCGCCAAACGACCACGCTTGTCAATTACAGCGTTATCAGCTACGTCAGCGTAAGACGGATCCTGCGCTATCGGAGAATCTTCTGTGTTTACTCCCTTAAATCCGGGAGCAACTAAGTTAATACTTTGTAGTGGCTGTGCCATACGTACTCCTAGGGCGTGTACCAGATAGTTTCTTCAGGGTGTTTCTGTGCGTCTAAAGCAACAGCATCAGACAAGTACGTATCAGCAATAGCAAAATATTCAGGAGCAGATGTACCTCCTGTTTCTCCACGTTCACGAGCTAACAAAGCTACAGCAAGGTGAATAACAGGTTGACTAGGAATAGCAAGCACATCAGTGTCAGCACTTAACGCTACGTTTCTAATAACACTTTTTACTTTAATAGAGTAAACACCATCAGGCTTAGGGTACACATCAATCTGTGCGTCACCAGAACCATCTATGCCACTAAAGGTGTAGTACTGAGGTTCCCCAGAAGTAGGTGTGTTTATTAAGTACTTATCGTCAAACCAAGTCTGAGGTCTGTATTCCATTACAATATTAGACGTATCGTTTATCATGTTTAGGATTTTTCCTTGATCTTGATAACCTGTTAACGAGTACGTGTAGTCATCAGCAGCGGTAGTCAAGGTCAACGTAGATCTAAGATTAGACCAATCCCAAGCGTTTTCTACAAGTTGCTTTGCGTCGTTAACAAAGTCACCAACCATTGTGCTATACGTGTCGTTAGTAACAGTTGTAACTTCATCTTCTCGTAATCGTCTAAGTACGTTGTTTACTAAATTTAAATACGTCATCTTTGGTTTCCTGTCAACATACGACCAATAAGCTCTTCAAGATTAGCCATAGCGTTTATTTGTGGAGAAGGTGTTATAGCGGGTAGTGCTTGAGGAATGTAACTAATACCTGCAACATCGCCTGTAAACATTCCTTGATTACCTCCACCA